CCAACACCCGTTGTATTAAACACCACAGTGCCATTCGAGGCACCATTATTTGTTACACCATCACTTACACCTAAAGCAGCACCACCCTCTGTTCTTGAAATTCTAAATGGATGAGCACCCATATTATTCACAAAACTTACTGTATCACCATCTTCAACATACACAGTGCCATTTGCTGCTGAAGATAATGCTGTTTGTGTACTAAATTCATCTCTATGTGAGCCATTTAGTATGTAATTACTAGATCCACTTGATGTAACTGCAATACTAAATGACAACCCATACTTAGCGAGATCTATACCTGTAGTATTAATACCTGAATGTACGTTTACTCTTATAAAGGCATTATTAGATAATGAACCAATTTCTTTTACCATATAAACATTATCAACAAATGTCCTACCAATACCAACAACATCTGCGTTTGCACCGCTTACGTTTAAACTTGTTACACCATGTCCAACAGATGTTTCAGAAATAAAGATTGGGGTTGTTGCCACTAAGTCAGTGAATGCTTGTCCTGAAGGTGCTTGTAAACCAAATTCTAAACCAACTGTACCGCCAATCATGACTGTTGAAATACCGGTAATAATTCCAGAGAATCCTTTGATAGTTTCAATGTTGGCAAATTCTTCTTTTATTGGTTTATGAGCAGCAACGAGTGCTTTTGGAATTATAGATTGAGAATAACCTATACCACCACTGTTCACCGTGACTGATGTAATTACACCGTTCGTTATGTTTGCTGTAGCAACTGCAGTTGATCCTATTCCAGTTGCAATTGATGAAACTTTCATAGGAACTGGTGGTTGTGAGATGTGCACAGAGGTTGTATTACCAACATATCCACTTCCTCCACTTACAACAGTGACAGCGGATATAGTTCCTAGACCAGATACCGTTGCTGTCAATGCAGCAGACACTGGATTTATATCATTTACTACTAATGCAGATATATCAATAGAGTTTACTTGAGAATCCTCATCCTTTTCATACTCAAAGAAATCAGCATCGTCAACATAAATTCTATCAGTTGCTCCAGCACCTATATCGCCAATAATTCTAGCTGTTGGGAATATTAATGGTTCAATTGAATCTCTTGCCTTTGAAACTACAATACCATTAACTACTTTATCAATTTTTTGTTTGATCCATGTGAGTGGTTTATCAGTTGCAGAATCATTTATACCAACCCCAGTGTAAATTTCAGTCTCAAATGTATCAGTAGTAGTGATACCAGAAACTGTTCTTTTACGTTGCTCTAAGTCTATTAAAAGTCTAGTATTTGCATTTGTTAATGTTGAAGTATCATCATTTGCCTTTAATTGAACTACATCACCTTCTTTGATAGTTTCAACTGCATTGATTTCTGTAACGTCTTCAGAAGCAGTTCCCTTATAGAAGAATATTGAAATATTATCATTTGATTCTGGTGCAGTTGTAAATTCAAATGTTGTTCCACCATCAAATACGTATGCTTCACCAGGCTCTTGTAATACTCCATTAACATATATCGCAAGTAAATTACTCATCTTAATTAATTGAGAGTCACTATTACTTCCAACATCAAAACTTAATAACTCACCATTAATACGTAATGGGAATCTTGTTCTCTCACCATCCTGTAAGTTATCAATTGGATCAATAAAATCAAACTCTCCAAATTCCCATGAAGAGAATTTATCATTATAAATTTCCGTCACCTCTAATGTAAAGTCTTGTAATGTTGCTCCTCTTGCAGTAACAAGTCCAACTGGTTTGAATTTATCACCACGTTTAAAGGAGTGTCCCTCTCTTGCTATTTTAAATGATTCTATTGTGAATAATGTGGATCCAATACCAACTGTTGAACTAGAACCAACATTAAGAGTAACAAGAAGATTTGATCCTGTTACAGTTGATGCTACACCATTTCGTGATACACCAATAACTTCCATGTTTGAATATGTTGGTTCAGGGAATTGGAATCTTGGGTTAACATAATTTGTACCTGCTGCACTTACGTTGATATCTAATGTTCCACCAATACCAATATTTCCTGTTAATGAAGCACCAGTTCCTGCTCCCCCACCAAATCCAATGAAGGCGGTTATAGTATTTGTAGTTACTGCAGTAATAACAGTTGCTATACCTGCCACTGGATCAGGCAAACCTGTTGTTTTTGAGATTGCACGAGGGTATGCATGATTTGATTGGAAATTATCTCTAGAACATGTGAATACAATACTTCCAGTATCAATACCGACAAAGTTACCGACACTCAATCCATGATTTGCTATTGTTAATGTCAACAATCCAGTATGTGAAATATATGATGCATCTGTCGCAGTTCTTTGTGTTGCAGCAAATATATTATTACCTGATGAATTAGTTCGTATCGAACCAACACCTGCACTTACAAATCTATGTTCATATGCCAAATCAGTAATACCAATGGCAACTGTTCCCCCAACAGGTCTATATCCTGATCCAAATGTTAGACCAGATGGTGGTCTTGAAGGTGAAATAGACTGATCGTATGTGGTTGATCCAATACCAACAGCAGTGATGCCACCAAATTGATTTAAGATGCCAGTAACAGCTGCTCCAACTAATGGTGCAACACCTAATCCACCTGTTGATCCAAGAGAAACAATTTTTCCACCTCTAGGTAATTGATTCTGATTTACATCTCCTTGTACAATTATTTTATTACCAGTTAGTGCAGATGAGATTCCTGTGAATACAATATCTTGAGTCGATGTTCCAACAAAATCATAGTTATTACTCAAATTATTTTCAGTGGTTGGTTTTTGGAATATACCATTTATCAAAACTAATGAACTACCGGTTGCAATATCAATTGCATTAGAACCATTTGACTTCATTCTAAACGTTGCACCAATTCCGGTAAATTGATTCGATAAATCATCAAATATCCTATTTGTTGTGTAAGTTTTTCTTAAATAAGTTCTACCTTGAAAATCAGATCTAGGAGTTTCAAGTCCAGAGTTATCCCTATCAATATTATTTGTACCTTTAGGTGCATCTGTAAAGAACACTGTAGAATTTACTATGTTGAATGATCCAGAGTGAATTCTTCCTACCACACCATCATTATGTGTAGCGATTTCGGTTCCTAATACTCCTCTTTCAACTCCTAAAATGTTAAACGTACCAATACCAGTGACTGGCCCTGAAGATGTTGTACCAAATCCCACAGATGTGACTTTCATAAATTCATTACCAAATTTAATAATATCCTCAAGATTGATATCGTTTGTTGTGTTTACACAAATATCTGTTCGAGTAGTTGATATACTTCCTCCATTGTTTACTAAAGTAGATGTAATGGGTGAGAATGCCATTGGTGATTGAATTATACCGTCAATGACTAAGACAGACTTTTCAAGTCTTTTTGCCATTGTCAAACGATGTGAGTTACCCGCACCGACATTATTGAATGTAACAGTCGCTCCACCGCTTGATTCACGAAGTTTAAAACTATTATTATCAATCTTATTAACAAATACTGTCGTAGATAAATCAGATCCGTTTGATTTTTTCAATGAGGTTGCTCCTACTCCAGCAAATGTGGATTTAGGTGTGTAAATTAGTTCTTCGTTTTCTGAGAAGAAGTGATTAGGTATTGTGAATACACCAGTGGTTCTGTTCAATTTAGTTGTATCTTCTGGATCAAATCCCTTTTCATAAATTGGAGTTCCATTATTTTTTAATTCAAAACTTCTCTTATTAGATCTTGTTCCATTAACTGCATTATATTGGAAAACTCTTAGTGTTTCATTTACACGACCATAACCTAAATCAGGAGGATCATTAAGAATATCAACATCACGATATAATTCCTCACTAAAATGTTGAATAGTGTGACTACCTGTTCCCGAATCAGGATGGAATTTAACTACAAAATTAGATGCTGTAAGATTAGATGAGAATGTACCGATACCAGATGTGCTTCCTATCGAGATGAATGGATAGTGAACTGTATGAGTGTCTGTGCCATCATGTAATGCAAGAACTTGATGAACTGCACTAGCTGTTGCAGACTCTATCCTAACAATACTCTTTACAGCACTAAATTTATTTTTATCAAGTGATATGAAATTTGCAGTATTAGTTCTTGTTGTAATACCAGATTGCAACACTAATGTTCTTTCTGCTCCATCTGGTTGAGCATTGTCTTTAAATCTATATGTTCCATTACCACCCAATGAATTTATTCCAACAACTTTAGCATTTATTTTTACAGTAGTTGTAAATCCTACAGAGTTATCAAAATCAAGAGAGAGAACATTATTATGAATTCTTGATCTAAATGTACCAATAAAATTAGATGAAAAATTATTTTGAGATGATGTATCAGCGTAGTATTCACTGAAGTATGAATCAGTTCCATCATGAGTTGCATAAACATCAACATGATTTTTTTCACCAGTAACAGTGTCTTCTACCTCTATTGTTGCATAAAATGCATCTACTACAGTTGTTGATCCTGCAGCAATTGGTTCTGCAGTGGTTCCAACACTTACAACAGTTGATACACCAACTAGGTTTACAAAACCAATAGCCTGTGTTCCACTTCTTAGATTTTGATCATTAAAACTATTTTTATAAACTTTTATATCAATATCATCATTATTAGGATCAAATGGCGAAATAACTAAATTTTTGGTTCCATTAACTGTTCTCCCTTCAATATCTACGATCGTTGATGCGGTTGAAACTAAACTATTTTTCTCGAATGTGAATGTATCTGTTCTGTCATTAAATATTACAACATCATCAACTTGAATTTCACCATTAGCAATATTTCTAGATTGTACTAAAAATCTTGCAAAAGTTTCTCCAAAAGGAATGGAGATATTTCCGGATAAATTTGCATCACTATCAGAAAATTGAGAACTAATATCATCAATTTTTAATACTCTGTTTGTGTTGCACTGTATAAAGTTTGATAATTTAGTATTTTTAAGTTGAATAAACTTAGATTTTGATCCATTATCGATAGTGTCAATATCTTTTCCAAGATCAAAATTGTTTATAGCATCAACTCTTTGCTCTGTAATCACATCTGCAGAAACAACTGTTTGATTTGTGATACCGAATCCAACACTAGCAGTTGATGAAATACCAGCGTCAGCAAAGTTTTTAAGTCCACTTGTATGTAATAACCTATTTACGGGGTCAATTATATCATTAAATGTTTTTGGACTTTGTATTGTGTAGGATAAATTTTGATAATAATTATTATCAGAGAGAACCATAAAGTCTTCACTTAACCTACCAATTTCGTCTTTCCATCCTTTGTTTTGTTTTAAAGAGTAATCTATTTTAAATCTTCCTTTATTGTTGACAATAGAGTTTATTGTTGCAACTGTACCAGAATTTTCACCTCTAATAATATCACCAACCTTTATATCATATCTACCTTCAATTTTGATAAATTCATCAGGTCTATTATCAATGACAATTAAAGCAGTTGAGATAAAATTATTATTGACTTTGACAGCTAGTTTTTCACCTGTCCTAAATTCTGATGATTTTTGTGTAGTTGCAAATTGTGGATATTCAGAAAATTTTATTAATGTAGCAAATTTCTGAGTAAGATCTGCTACTCCGGGGTTTGTTGCAGAGTTAGGTAATTCAAATTTTACAATCGCAGGATCTGTATTGTTGTATTCGACTACATTGAAGAATTTAAATCCATTATCTGCTGAATTAAATCCATTTCCTGATGTCCCTTTTGTGATATTTTCTACAAAAACTTGTTCACCAACTAAGAATTGAGGAGTTGCAAATCCATTTATAGGTGTTTTAAGAGTGCATGTAACTATACCACTATTACTACTTTGAATATTAGTTACTCTGTATCCGTTTGTGTTATTGATTGTTCTTAAAATTTGAGGTTTTGATGTCAATCCTCTTGGTGATTCAAGTATATCAACACTTGCAATTGAATTAGCTGATAAGTTTAATTTTAATACACCTTGATCACCTGTTAATTTACCTGTATCAGGATCAATGATTACCAAATCGGGGGCATTTGTATAATTAACACCTCCATTTGTTACTTCTATGTCAACAATAGAATCAGAATTTATAAGAGTTACAGTTGGGGATAATCTAGCCTCTGGACGAAGAGTTTTATCAGAATGATAATCAAAACCGGGATCTGTTATTCTAACATCTTTAATATTGTTTATATTAGATGATAAGCATAATATATTTTCTCCAGATCCATTTACAGATGTGACACTTGATACACCGGGAATATTTTTGTATCCAAAACCTCCAGAAGTTAAATTAATTTTACTTATACCACCAGATGTATTTGTTGATGTTGTATCATAAGTTATAGTTGAAGACGCTCCTACACTATAAGATCCCTGTTCAGGTACATCATTTAATGATATGTTAAATCCACCTGTTGTAACACCAAATGCTACATAATTACCATTGTATTCACTATCTTTGTAGAATATTTCTGAGGCATTTTTTACATCAGGATCGGATGTGCTTATGAATCCTGTTTTTTCAAGTGTATAGAATAATTTTTGTGGATTTAATTTATCAAATTTTAAAGTTATAGTTGAAGTTGTTCCAACTCCTACTGTTCCTACACTAGTAACACCAAAATCAGTTGATGATCCAATTGACACAAATTCATTTTTAAATTCAGAATCAAAATAAAATTTAAAATTATAACCATTTAATGATGGATCTGACACATAGAAAAGTAAATTATCATCCCTTATAACTTCTAATCTTGGATTTATCAATGACAATTCTTGATTTCCACCACTATTAGCAGTTATAGAGACAACTTTTGGAGGTTCATTTATAACATCATATCTAGTTTCAGCTAGTTTAAAGTTACCACTATCTACTTTATACACAAAGTAAGATCTCTGAGATGTTAAACCAGTCGCTGGATTCCCATCATAAAATAGTTTTTGTCCAGTTTTAAATCCATGATTGATAATATTGATTGTATCGGTTTTAACCTGTGAGTTTGTAAAAGATATTGGATTTATTAATAGTTTGTCATTTTGGGCACTATATTTTACCACAACTGATGTTGCACCTGCACCAACACCTTTTGTTTGTGTAGATCTTAATTTTAAACTAATATTATCATTGTTTTGAAGACCATGAAGAGTTGATCCAGCAGATACAGTAGCAATACCAACGTTTACTGTAATCCTTTCAACCTTTCCCTTAACTTGTTCATAATTTGATTCAATTGAGTATTCAAAATTATCAAATGACGCTGCATTTCCAGTTTTAAAGAATACTGGAGTTGTATTTGCTGTCAAAGCAATACCCACAACATCTTCTGAGAATTTTCTTATATAAACAGTTTGACTATTTCCTGAAGATGGTAAACTAAAATCACCACCAACTTGGAATCTATCACCCAAACCAATTGTAAATTGATTTGCAGCATTTGATGGTTTTCTTAAAATTACTTCTTGATTATCTTTAAAAGGATGATTTGGAATGAATATTCCTTTCGCTGGAATTGATATAACTTCAGATAATTCACCGATGGTAAAAGATTTACCAATACTGACCGTTCTACCAACAGTATTTGCTACACCAACAGATTCCCTTGGATTAAAATAAACAATGTCATTCTTTTTAGATACAAATTCACCAATATCTTGAGAAGATATTTCTATTGTTTGTGGTATAGTTTGAAGCAATCCACCAAGAACATGTGATGTAGATGTATTAGCAGCACCTACTAATCCTCTGTTTACTCTTAAAATACTTCTATCCTTAAAAACGTTTAAAACTCTTAGTTTTTCTGTTCCAATACCAATACTACTTCCTGCAGACACTGAATTAGGAACTGTAGCCACATAAATGTCTGTAACGATACCTGCAGTGTTGCTTGCTGGAAGTGCTTTATATAAAACTGTGCTCTCAGAACTAACTCCTATCTTATGAGAACCAGTTAAGTTAGGAATACTTGTTGTTAATCCGGATATTACAACGACATCACTTGTATTCAAATTATGTGTTGTTGAGATAAATCCAGATACAGTTCCATTACCACCTTTTAGAAGAACAACGTCATTGTAAGTTGTTACTCCAACTATTACATTATCTATCTTTTTACCTTCTACTCTTGAAACTTCAGCAGATGCTCCACCACCATCAGTATTTGAATTATCGAAGTTTAAACTGTCACCAACTTTAAAATTATCACCTGCAGACACAATTTGGAAACTATCTATATTACCAGAAGATACTGATTCAATTATTGATGTTTGCTGATTAATTTCATATGATTCTATTACATAATTATAGTCAGCTTCATCATCATCAAGTTTGTAAGGTAAAGAATTTCTTGTTAATTCAGATTCATTAAAATCAAAATTAGTCTGTGTTAAGGTAAAATTATCAGAAACGGGATTAGATCGATAAGTATCACCTAAGAAATATGGAAATGTAGGATTTGCATTGACTGAAGAAATACTTGCAAAATATGCATAAGTTCCGTTTGGAAAATCTGGTGTTTTACAGAATCTACCATTATTTTCGTCCAAATCTCCTGAATTTTTAAAGACATGATCTTCTACAAAAAATCCAGACGCAAAACTTGATATACTTGGTCTATTTTCAATAAGTGTAGGATCTAAATCATATCCTGAATTAAGAACTCTTGATAATGAATTATTATCGTCTGCCACTGAATAACCATAAGGCCCATAAATTGGATTTCCATCATATGCCCAACCTATTATAGGTGAATGAATTTGTGGTGAAGATGGTAAGTCATCAAAAGCTGTCTGTATTTTACCAGAGTAACCAACAACTGAATATTGTAGATTAGTTTCTGATTCTCTAAGTAATATTTCATCACCAAAACGTGTTAAATTGTTAACAGTCAAATCTCTTACCGAACTATCAATAATAAATCCAGATCCATTAGGTGTTATTTTTACTGGTGGAGATGATGAATATCCAATGCCCGGATTTATCACTTTTACTTCAGTTATTTTTCCATCATTGACAACTGCTCTTAATTTACCTCCTATTCCAGTTCCAATTCCAACTAAATCTAAATCAGGTGCTGATGTATAATTTTTTCCACCAAATCTAACGTCACATCCAATTATTTTACCATCTAAAACGACAGCCTTTAATTCTGCACCAGATCCATTAAGTATTTTAATGTTAGGTTTCTTTTCAAAATTTAATATATTAGAACCATAATTAGTTCCCTTTTCATAAAGGTAAGCATCTACTAACGGCCCACGAATTTTAGGAGTTAGAACTAATGATTCTGTTCTACCTGCAGACACTGGTGAATAAACAGCATTTACGCTAACAACAATCGGTTCAAAGAAAAATTCATGATTACTTGATGTAGAAACTTCGGAAATTCTTACAAAATTACTTCTTAAGAAATTAGATGAAGGATCTGTTGCACCTATACCCACATCAATCAATCTAAATTTATTATTATCTAATTTTAATACTCTATATCTAGTTGTAACACCCAATCCTATTGGTGCATGGTTTGCATCACCACTTGAAGGTGCATACTGAATTAGATCACCAGTTACAAAACCATGATTTACAAAATTAATAGAATTATCAACTGTTGTAATTCCAACTGGTTTAACTATCAGTTTTCTATTTGTGTAATTTGATCCAGAGTCAATAACTCTTATTGATTTTAAATGATTTTTTAAATTAAGATAAGTGAATTTGTGATTACCTGTTTTATTTTCAATAGTAAATCCAATAGTATTGATTCCTGATAAGTAATCAGTCTCTTTTTCAAATAATTTAATACTTGAACTACTAACCACTTCTGGATAGTAAGTTGATCCATTTATTAAAGTTTTATTTTGAGCAGTATTTGATCCTGCAAAAGTTCCAATACCTAAAGATAAATGCCCATTATTGTTATAAATTAATGGTTCACCACTTTGTAAATTATGTGCATAGTAAAATTCTATTACATCATTAATATGATCAACCCCTCCACGGATATTTTTTAATCTACCATCAAATGATAATTCTCTCTGTCTTTTTGTAACTATCGGTTTTAAAACAGCACCTGATCCGTTACCACCGGAAATACTTATTGATAAAACATTTTCAATATCAAAATTTTGCTGATCAACCAACATTTCTTTTAATTGACCTGATATCACGGGTTGAACAAGTGCTGTTGTTCCTGATCCAGCATTTGGAACGCTAATAGTAGGTGGATTAATTACGTCAAAATCTTTTCCCTGATTTAATATAGTAAACTCTGATAATGGGCCGTAATAAATCTTATCTAATGATTTGTAGTTTGCGATTTCAACACCATTCTTCAAAATTCCCACTGTTCCCACATCTGTTTTAGATGAGGTGCCAGATTTTATATTTACATCTGATGGAAATTTTCTTAATATTTTTTGAACACCAATTTGCTCATTCTTATGTCTAAGTAAAACAAATTTATGAGATCCTGTTTGACCTATTCCAGCATTTGTAAATTCAAGATAAGGAGGAGCAGCTTGATTTACGTTTGTGACGGTGATAAAAGATCTTGAAGGATATAATCTTAAAATCTTGTCTGTTCCATTTTGTGCTGTCAAAACTTCTGCATAATATACACCACCTGTAGTATCCAATCCAACAAGAGGATCATTTTCTGGAATATATGCTATTGCATCACCAGTGATGAAGGGTAACTCTTTATCAAATTGTAATTTTGAATATAATCCGGTAATATTATTTTTTTCTAATAATTGCTGAGTTCCAATACCAGATGCATCTTCTTTAGGATCAACTAAAGATGCTTTAACAACAGTTTTTTCAATTCTATAAGAGGGCATCGAAGATGATGCAACATAATAATCTTGATCACGATCATTATATGTGTTTTGAACGTTTGCAGTGATTACATTGTTACCAAATTCTAAATCAACGTCTGCAGCACCAAATGCTTTATCAAGTTCCCTTTGTATATCATATTCAGTATTACCATCATTAAAAACTGTATTATCTAAATCTATATCTTGTAAATTTACAGTAACTCCTACACCAGTGAGAATAGGAGTAATTTCTCCTCTTCTGTAAATAGAAACTTTATCACCATTTTTTAGTTGAGATTTATCAATATTTGATCTTTGTACTACTGTTGATGTTGTTGTATTAATACCTACACTTGAGGGAATATCTACTTTAATTCGGCTCGCTGTATTGTATATCCATGAATTAAAGAATACGGTTTTTCTTGTTCTATCACTTAGTGATTGTGGATTAGGTATTTCTTCACCTAGATTTTTTACTGTTATTTTTTCACCTTCAAGAGTTACGCTTGATCCTGAACTAGGTAGTAATTCAAAATCAGATAAAACACCTGTAATTCTTAATTCAACTCTTTTAGTTAGATCACCATTTTCGTAACCAAATATAAATTCATCACTTCTCAAATCATCCGTTGATCTAATTGAATTTCCAATACCAGTGCAATTTAAGAATTGATTTATGGTTTTATCAGTGTATGTAATTGTATTAATTCCATTCACTCCGTTTGTAATTACTACACCGGTTGTTCCAAACCCAACTGTAGAATCGACAGTAAGTGTTGTGGATGATATTGGAGCATCTTCTATTACTCTTGTTTTACCGGGAATAGTAAAAATTCCTTGTATAGCGGATCTCTCATTATACCCTACAAATAAATTTAATTTATAGTATGTTGTTATCCCTAAATTTCCAGATCTACTAAAAATTTCAACCTCAGATACAGATCCTGAAGTATTAAGATCAGTTGATTTTGTAATTGTTTGTCCAACTAATTTATTAGGATCACCAGAAATCTGTTGAGCAACAACTACCTCTCTACGAAGATATTCAGCTGATGATGGTTTAATTAGATAATTTTCTAAATCTATTATTTTAGGTGTAATCCCGTATAAAACATTAAATAAAATGCGGAAGGACTCCTCAGTTCCTTTAGATTTGTATAAGGATTTAGATTCTTTAATAAAGTTACTTATATCTACATTCGTATTTAAAGACGTATCTTCAAGACCGGGAGTAAGATAAGACTTTGTTTTACTATAAAACTCTTTAAGAAATAGAACACTTAAGTTTTCAACTCTCGAATTTGCTGCATGGCTTTCAACATCACTAGTTGAAAAGATAAGTTCTCCTTGATTATCATGATCAGTATATGAGGTTATACCACTAAATCCTCTAACGCAACCTGTAAATGTATTTGTGGTAAGACCTGTGTATGTTATTATCTCATCATCAATTTTAAAAAGTCCATACTCATTCGGAAATCCTTTTGTAGATGATACGTTTAATACAGTGCTATCAGTTGATATTCCAGATGTAAGAGTTGTGACACCAACAATCACTTCAGGTGTTAAGTTATCAAGCTTAATATATTGATCTAAATTATCAGTTAAATCTGTAACACCACCACGATGCTCTTGAGAAGCATAATATTGTTTTAAAAAGTCTACCGCTAGTGGACTCTCTGATCTAATAAACTCAGGGAGTTGACTTTCTATTATTTGCTGAACTTGTATACGCTTGTCTATTCCAGTTCCGATCATGTTCTTGTTAGTTCTCCGTTAGAGTAACTTGATGTTACTTTATATCCAACACCAGATATCTGCTCACCTGATGTAATTGTATCCTTAACCATATTTATTTGACTACTAGGGATGTTAAAATCTAAGTAGAGATCTTGTAAACCGATTACATCATTTGATTCTGGGAAGGCCTGAACTTCGACAATATTATTTGGTTTATCTGTAGATATTATGTTTATAGTGGATAAGTTTATTTCACCATGAACGTAATCTACTGTTCCAGCAGATTTAACAACAACTATTGTTTCACCACTTGCATTTTTTCTAACAACTGATATTGTTCCGGTCAATTTATCATCATTTGGTATATCTGTGAAGAATACAGTCTCTATAGTTCCTAATATTTTAAATCCAGTGCTTTTTATATTTAAACCTTCAGGTCTCACATTAAATTGATTACCAAAACATAATTCATACTGAGCAAACTGATTTACTAAGGCATTTAGATTACGTCTTATTTTAATTCTTGTTATGTTTGATGTGATCGCCTTATCAATATTATCTACAACGTTCAATACCTTACTATATTTAAATCTACCACCGAATCGATTTACGTCACCGGATTTAGAGTATGTTGTTAGGGCTGATACTATCTTTGTCTTTAAATCATTTACCGTTGACACTTTTGTTGAATCATAGTAAATAAATGACTCAACTTCAACATACAGAACTTGTAGATCTACTATTTTTTGATTTATACCTGTTAAGGAGTAACTTTTTAATTTAGTGAGAATTTGTGTTTTATCAAAATCAGATACAAATTCACCATTTTTTGGTTTGATTGTTATGAGAACTGTTCCAAATTGTGGTGGATCAACCTCTTCACCACCAACCACTGATACGCTTTCAGTATTTGGATAAATTGTTTGTACTATTGATTCGTAATCTCTTGCTGTAACCGCCCTGTACTGCGATGAATAAAGTCTAGGTGCAAAATATTTGATAGAGTCAATACTTTCAATGTCACCACCATTAGACGCAGGATTAATAGTGTTTATAGATGGAGTGGAACTAGGTACAATGACTTGTCCATTATCACCAGTGAAACTACCTGCGAAGTTAAAGAACTCAGG